AGGTCCTTGAGCCGGGTGGTCTTGCCGATGCCGGACTTGCCGAGCATCAGAAGCTTCACGCCCTTGCGCTCGGCCATGCGCTCCTGCGCGGAGATGATCGGGAGGGACATCACGCCACCTCCTTCAGCTCGTCGGCGACGGCGGGATTCCAGAGAATCTGGTAGCCGCTGTGGCCGTTGCGCGAGTACGGCATGGCCTCGGCCCACGCTTCGCCGGCTTCGGTCAGTTCCCATTCGTCGCGGTCGTTGCGGAACTGAAATCCGCCCGCCGCGAGCAGCTGGTTGGTGGCCTTGGCCGAGCGGTTCAGGAGCTTGCCAAGCTGCGTGGCGTTGAGAGCGCAGATCGGCTCGTTGGCCGACGGCAGCGCGCAGCGCAGCACCTCGGTGGTGATGCCGGTGTTCTCCTGAATGCAGGTCAGGGTCGCCGCCGCCGCGATGCCTGGCTTCACGCCCGGCACCTTTGCCACGGCTTCGCCAATCAGCAGGATGGCGGACACCCGGTCGTGGGTTGGCGCAGGCAGGGTGGCCAGTGCGCCCGGGCTGGCGTAACTGCCGGTCTTGCGGATCGCGGGCAGTACCTCGCCGGTCACCCAGCGCTTGAAGCGCTTGGCGGCGTCCTTGGTGCTGCCAAGGATCAGGGCGTACAGCCCGGACTCGTTGACGTGGTTGGCACGTTGGGTGCGGCCAAGGTTGTCGATGATGTCGCGTTTTGCGACATCATCCGGATCGACGTGCTTGGCAAGGGCGTCGCGCGGGTTGGACAGTTCCAAAGCCGCACATACATCGGCAGCGTTGAACCACGGCTGGCCGCTGCCATCGACCTGCACGCGAACCGCGTGGGTTTCGAACTGAAAGGGAATGATCGCGCTCATGCGTGGTCCTCCGTGTCAAAGGAAAGGGAGAAGGTCGGTTTGCCCGATTCCACGGTTCGGGCGTCGGCAAATCCCTGCTGGAGCGCCGGTGGCCAGCTGGTGTAGCGGGATTCGCGCACGCTCAGCTTCACGTCGAGAAAGTGCTCGACCTGATCCCCGGCTGCCGCGATGCGGGCAGCGATTTCGCCCAGCTTCTTCTGGTCCCAGGTGACCTTCTTGGGTAGGTCGAACTTGATGCGCAGACCGCCATCGGTGAGGTGGGTGGTGCCGAAGTCCCGCCCGGATTCGCGCAGCGCTGCGCGTGCTTGCTCGCCGTAGGCGGCGTCGAGCGCGGCGTCGAATTTGGTGCGTGCCTTCCGGAGCCAGGCGATGGCTTCGTCCAGGTTGCGGTCGATCTCGGCTTTCTGGTGCGCAGGCAGCGCAGCCAGCTGGCTGACGGACATCTCGGCGATGTCGGCGGGGAAAAGGGTGATGTCATTCATGGCCATCACCCCTCAAACCGCTGCTCGTTCGGAGGTCGACTCGTGCAGTGCCGCACGTTCGAACTCCAGGATGGACTCGATCGGATAGCTCACCCGCTTGGACAGCTTCAGGTAGCGTGGGCCGCGTCCCTCGCTGCGCCAACGCTGTAGCGTCTTTGGGCTGATGCCCCAGCGCTGCGCCAATTCGTTCTCGTTCAGGACCCGGCGGTCGCCCGGTGCAAGCGTGCTGAGCGCCTGCTGCGCCGAATGGGTCATGGGGGTCGTTGGTGTCTGCATGAAATACTCCTGTGGGGTTGCTGCGGGACAGGTGTCATTTCAGCGATCGGGTAGCGAACCTTTGAGGGACCTATTGGCGAACCATGCAGAAACTTCGGGTTCTCCAATCCGGCCGCCCCAGAACGCAAAACGGCGAGCACAAGGCTCGCCGTCTGAAGGTGGGTGGAGAGGGTGGCTTACGGGTTCGGGAAGCCCAGCAACAGCCGCTGATGGGCCCAGTCGCGCGGCACCACATCCAGACGGCCGCGGAGAGCGTGCAGGTTCAGGTGCCTGGGCTGGCGACCTTCAAGAACGGCTTCGACGATGTCGGGCGCGAGAAGGGTCATGCGCAGGATCTCGGAAGTCCAACCCGGTTCCAGGTGCAGTGCGCGTGCCAGATCCGCGCTTGTCGGGTAGACACCTTCATCAAGCAAGCGCTTCCAGTAGAACGCCTTGCCGAGCGTCTTGATCATCGGTACGTCCAGGCCGCCCCTTGCACCGCCAGCATCAGGGTCAGGCGGAATCAACAGCGTCCGGTTCTGCCGGCGTTTGATCTTCAGTGGGACCAATGTCACCCGCTGCCCGTTGCTGACATAGCTACGGGCATGCGGGCTCACCTCGACGCGGATCGCGCCTTTGCTGGGGTCACGGGGGGCGTTCACTGCAGGGTCTCCTGCGTGTGTTCACGGCACTCTTCAACCAGCGGATGGTCCCTGACGTCTGCGTCCAAGCCGAGCCAGCCGTCTTCGCGCCAGAGGATGTCCAGCCCATGCTCATGTAGCTGTACACGCTCGATCAGCAGGCGCGTGATGCGTTGTTGCTCGACCGGGAACAGCTGCTCCCAGACTTCACCGATGCGTTGCATCGCGACGACAACCTGCGCCTCGTCAAGTGCAGCGCCGGCTGGATGGCGTTGGCAGGATCGCCAGACCGCGATCAGAAGCTCCGGAGCGGAAAGCAGCGCCTGGACCTGCGTCAGGACCGCATTCTCGATTTCGCCAGCGGGGATGTGGCCCATTTCCGATGCGCTGGCGCAGCGCCGCTTGTACAGGTACGGCACGTAGTAGCGATACTGCCTTCCGTTCTTCTTCTTCACCGAGGTGTGCAGCATCCGCTGCCCATCAGGCGCAAACAGTAGCCCCGCCAGCAGAGCCGGGTACTTGGTGCGGCTCTCCCGTGGTCCTTGCTTCCTGCGCTCGATGAATGCCTGGGCGGTGTCCCACAGGGTCGGGGAGATGATGGGGTCGTGCTGGCCCGGATACCAACGCCCGCTATGCGAGATTTCGCCAAGGTAGATTCGGTTGCGCAGAAGGGCGAAGAGGAACTTCTGATCGATCGTTCGTCCTTCGCGTCGTCGCCCGGACTGGGTAACCCATGCTTTGGTTGTGTGCCCCTCGATCTCCAGCTCGCGCACCAGCTGCGCGGCGGAGCCATGTTCCCCGAAGCGTAGGAAGATGTCGCGGACCAAGCCGGCTTCACGCCCGTTGATGACGAGCTTTCGATCCCGGACGTCGTAACCCAAGGGCGGCACGCCGCCCATCCACAACCCCTTGGCCTTGCTGGCGGCGATCTTGTCGCGGATGCGCTCGCCCGTGACCTCGCGCTCGAACTGCGCAAAGGACAGCAGGATGTTGAGCGTCAGCCGTCCCATCGAGGTCGTGGTGTTGAACTGCTGCGTGACGGAGACGAACGAGACGCCGTGGCGGTCGAACACATCGACCAGCTTGGCGAAGTCGGGAAGGCTGCGCGTGAGGCGATCGATCTTGTAGACCACAATCGTGTCGATCATTCCGGCCTCGATGTCGCTCATCAGGCGACGCAGGGCAGGACGATCCATGTTGCCGCCCGAGTATCCGCCGTCATCGTAGCCATCGGTGACGGGGATCCAGCCCTCATGGCGCTGGCTTGCGATGTAGGCAAGGCCCGCATCCCGCTGGGCTTCCAGGCTGTTGTATTCCTGGTCCAGACCCTCGTCTGTGGACTTGCGCGTGTAGACCGCGCATCGATTTTTGGGAACGGTCGTGACGGGCGGTGAATGGGGGCGTGGCGGGCTCATCGGGCGACCCTCCGCGACGGGCGCGACGTAAGACCAAAGAACAGCGGCCCTGACCACTGTGTGCCGGTGATGTGGCGGGCGACGGCCGTCAGGCTCCTGAACTTCTGACCTTCGTACTCGAAGTTGCTGGGTCCGTGCACGAGCACCCGATGCTCGATGTCGGCGAAGATGCGCGTGAGGACCGTGCCGGTGATCAGATGCTGCGCATCTCCTTGCAGCCGTTTAGGCAGGAGGCCTGTCTCTCCGATCTCCTCCAGCTTCTTGCGCAGCGACGGCTTCAGGCCGCCGAACGCTCGTTCCTGAATCTTGTAGGCCAGGCGGCTTTCCAGCCAACCGCGGTGGTGGTGGCCGGGGCGCTCATCGAAATATTCATCCCAAAGCCTCCACAGATCGTCCATGGAAAGCTGGGGAAGGCCGGCAACCTGGCCGGCAACGGAAGGCGCAGAGGATGGTGCGTGTGCCGTCATGGGCGAACTCCCTTGTGTTGAATGGGGTTCGCATTCACGCGCTGTGGGCGGCGGAAGCCAAGGCGAACGGGTTCGCCAGTCGTCGTGTCGTGGTCTCTTGCGCAAACACGCAGGCGCAGCAGGGCCGCAGCGAGGAGGTCTGCAATCTCCTGGTGCTCGTGCCGAGCGCGATCGGATGCCCGGGGAATGGAGAATGGTTCAAGTTCTGACATGGCAGGCGGTTCGAGTGGAAAACTCTGCTCATGCTAGGAACCGAGGGCACTTCGCGTAACGTGATTTAGCGGGCTTGCGCGGGCACACGCTGCGGGCCGAGATTGGACCGGGATGGACTGCCGCTAAAAAGTAGCTGCTCCTGCCGTCTGCGTTGCCGCAGGCTTCGCGATGCTCAGTCCATAAAGCCTCGCCAATTCGGCCAGCATCCTCTGCTTCCTATATTCGATGAAGATCAGATGATCATTCCAAGAGTCGGCATCGGACTGCGTCCACGATCTGGGGTCGGCCAATGGAATGAGGTCGTAAGATGCCCAGTACTTGCTGCCGTCATTACTTTGAAAGAACTCCCTTGGATGACGAGCTCGTTTGTAGTTATTGACCTCGGCAGGCATTGGCTGAAAGTTCCATAGAACATCTACAGCCTGCTGATAGGTCTCGTCCGCCCCGACAAGATTTACCGGGAATATGTGGTCGACTTGAGGCTTGTTTTCGTGAAAGACGTAGGTGCGATGGGGCATCAATACCTTTGTCGCCAGCCAAGGCTGACTGAGCAACTGGTACTCGTGCAGATCTCCGGTCCGGTTTTTCTCGACGGCGATTTGCCGAATTTTTGCAAGGGGGAACAACTGACCACCTTCGGCCGACGCGATAGCCTCACGAGCAAAGGCATTGACCATCGTTTGAGTATTCCAGTCGCAAAATTGCGAAAGTAGGAAGTATTGATGGATTTGCTGTAGCTCCTGCGCGGATAGGGCCCGGATGCGCCATTCATGCCCCTTGCGCTTGCGCACAGTCAGGTAGGCGGCAAGAGGCAATACGGCCAGCCAGCGCGGGACAATAGATGCATGGTTGATGCTCAAGAGCCCTCTTAGGTACCCCGAAAAGACCTCAACCAAGGGCTCCGTGTCATCTTGCAAGGCGTTCTGAAAGGCGCGGACATCCGAACTTTCAAGACGATCCTCGTCGATGCGAATCGTGTTCTTGATTAGCAAGTGGAAGAATTGCAGCACCGCCGTCGACGAGAACTTGATGCCGCTTTTCCGCTCAATGGTCTCAGCAAGCGTCCAAAGCTTCTCTTCATAGTCAGAATGGACTGCCTTGATCTTGCCAAGCACAAGCTCCAGTTGGGTTAGCGCAACGCCCCCAGTGTTCAAACGTCGAAAAACCTCGTTCACTTCCTTTGGCGTGTCCGCCCTTACTGCAAAGTAGGCAATGGACTTGTGCTCGGTCTCTACAAAGATGTCCCACAGAGCGTTTAGATTCCTTCGAATCAGGCGCTCGACATCTCGATTTCCAGCCGCAGCTGGCAACACTCGATCTTCAAGAGCAATTTTTCCATCGTCATTGCACGGCAAGATAGACAGCTCTGTCATCCGGAGGTAACGAGGCTCCGCAGCACTTCCAGAATCACGAAAGTGAAAACCCGTTTCGTCTGCTTCCGCATTCTTTTGATCGAATAGCAAATCAAAGTGGAGAACGAGGCCATTGAACCTGTTGCGTAGCACCGAGTAGAGCGTTTGCAGGCGCTGCTGACCGTCGTACACGAGAGACTTAGCTGCACCCCAAAGCCCCGCATCTACCTGTTTTGCATATTGGCCTGACGTGTAATCGCCAATGAAACGACGATAAGGAACCTTTTGAGCCGTTTCCCACAGAACAATGCCGCCAATCGGGTAGCGCTTCAGCAGCGAGTCAAGTAGCAGGCAGATGTAGGTTTCCGACTCATGGCGGGCCCCCCACACATATTGACGCTGAACTTGAGGGAGATACCACCCTCCATTCGGGGCGTTGATCTTGTCGAGAGCTTCACGGATTGAGATACCTGAATACGACATATTTCCTCCCAATTTCCTCCTGCTCACCGAACGGCGTGCTGACCCGAGGAGATGAACTGATCAAAGCTGTCGAAGCTCTCCTCGTCCTGCCACGACCGATCCCACGAACGCGGTTCGGCGCTTTCGAGCAGGAGCAACGTGAGGACGCGATCACGCGCGCCGAAGGTGTGCTTGAACTCACGCAATTTCATGTGTGGCGCTTCTTCCGGGCACCAGATCGCGGCGGACATCTCCGTGCCGCCCCAATCTTGCGCGATGCTGGCGTCGGCGGCCAGCGTGCCTGGCATGGGCTCCACCGGCTCGCCGTTGCGCCGGATTTTTGCCCGCGTCTTGACGGCGCTGCCGCTGCGCCACTCGTACTTCATGTAGCCGTTGTCCCAGTAGACCAGGATGGCGCGTTCCGTCGTGAACTTGATGTAGCGGATGCACAGCGCCTCCAGCGAGACCTGAAACCGCTGGGCGATATCGCCGAGGAAGCGAAAGTCGATGCGCTGGTTGGCAATCCAGTCACGCAGCAGATCGCCGGGCATCAACAAATTGCTGGCGAAGTCGTCGGCCTCGCGTTCGATGTCGCGCAGCGTTTCGATGCCGGTGTGGACGCTCTGCTTGTCGCAGTTGAAGCGCTGCCGCTGAGCGCGATGCAGGATGAAGTGGCCCAGCTCGTGGGCGATGGTGAAGCGTTGACGTTCTGGTCGTGATTTGCCGTTGTAGGCGATACCCCACACCTCGTGGTCATTGGGGTCGCGCGCCAGCATCCCCTCGAAGGCGTCTTCGTTGAACGGCACCGGCGGCCTGATCTCCCGAACGCCGGTGCCGTAGGGCGTGGTCGGCAGCATCTGCCGGACGACTTCCAGATCAATGGCGTCAGGCACGCCCTCGACGCGGTACCACGCCCGCAGCCACTTGATGACGTGGCTTGCGGCGATGGAGCCAGTGAGGGTCTGCGCTGCGCTCAATCGTCATTCCCCGCTCTTGCGCGAAAACATGATCTTCAGGACGTCCTGATAGTGCTTCTTCTCTTCCTCGGTCATCCCGGCGTACTCGCGGAAGAAGGCCACGTCCTCGGGGCTGGCCTTGGGCGCCTCTTGCATGGGTGTGCCCATCACGTCCTCCATCGTCACGCCAAGCACCTCCGCAATCTTCTGGATCCGTTCGGCTGTGGGACGTTGCCCTTCCTTCATCTCCAGCTCCCAAATGTACGCCTTGGTGCATCC